CGTCGGTGATCGAGCCGTGGGAAAGGTAAATCAGGTCGCCTTTGCGCCAACCGTTCGCCTGGTATGTGGCGAACGCGCCGATGCCACTGGTCACTCGGCTTTGCGACGCCTGCCACGACAGCTCCGTAGAACTGACAGGCACGGAATGCCCACCGTCGTTCACGTCATTGCCAGTCGCCGCATCGACAAACAGAATCGCCACGAGTCGAATCCTTTAGGGTGAGGGCGGGGGAGCACTGATGCGCCCCGCCTGCCCTGGACTATGACCACTACGGAAGTTCGAGATAGACAACGTAGATCGAGCCGCGCATCGTCGACGGCGAACCGGACGGCGTGTAGCCGATGTTGTCGCCACCGTTGCCATCGGCCGGGTTGTACTGTGCGTGCCCGTCTCCGCCGGCGGTAATGTTTTCACCGGCAACAAGGACGGTGCCCAGCAACGTTCCGATCGTGTGGGACGCACCGATGGCAGCCAAGTAGTCGTTGTTACCTCCTGTGGTTTTGGCGAACGCACCACGAACGATGCCGGCGGTGCCGATGCTTGCCCCGTCGAGGAAGCCGTCGGCGTCACCGCCGAAGACTCCGACATCCATCGTTTCGCCTACGTCGCCCGTCACTACGTCGAGGAACACGTCGATGACCGAAGCCTTTGCCGGGATCGCCCATCCCGTGTCAGTCGCACCGGTCGCGTCGGCATCAATGACGATGCGCTTGATCTTGAGGAAGTCACTGAGCGCCGCGCCAGGCCCGAAGTCCACGAGGCGAATCTTGCCCTCGGTGTCGCTGGACCCAATGGCCACATGCGCGACGCCGATGGGCGTTAGGCCGGGGTCGGCAACCGAGGTCCATGTGTTGGTCGCGGCGTCTTTGTAGACCACATCGCCTTGTGCCACCGCGCCGGTTTCGTCGGCCAGTCGCGTCAGCTTGTAGACGCCCGCGAGGTTGAGCGCCTCCGTTTCGTCGGTGGCGATCGCCTTGACGGCGATGCCGATGCGCCCACCAATGTCAACCATGCCGCCCGACACGACGGCCGAGCCGGAGTTGACGTATTGGATGGTGGCTCCGTCCGCTACGAGATTATTCATTTGAATGCTCCTGATTTCTAGGCGTGCGGCATCATCCGCAGGCCGGTTGTTTCATGGGACGCCTTACGAAGCACCCTTCATCTTGACCATTGAACGCCAGTCGATTGCCTTCACGCCCACGTCGAGGCGGACCTTCCATCGCATGCCGTCGATCGTGAACCCTTCCTCTTGGGCGAGGAAAGGCTGCTCGACGCCGTTTAGGAACACGACGCGGATTGATTCGAGCATGTTCGTGCCCAAGTACCACGCTGTCGCGCTGGCGTTGCTGTACCGGGATGTGTTGCTCAGCCGTTCCGAAATGATGATGTCTTTCACCAAGCCGCGCACGGGGTTGATGACGGCCGAACTCTTTTCGGCTGCCGGGTCGCCGGCAGATTGGATGAATTGGTTGGCTACAAACCAAAGCTCTGGCGGAATCAGGATGTACGACGGAGACAGATCAATGCTGTTGCCTCGCATCGACTTGAGTTTTCGCATCAAGAGCCAAGCCGTTTGCAGCGCCGTCTGCGCATTGCTCGCATCGAGTGCAGTGTCGGTGCCGGTGTCGTAGTTGTAGTTGTTGTACGAGTTGCCTTCGCTATCGGTGACAGTGCGCGACGCGGTAAACATATCCGATCCGTCGCCCATCGCGGGTCCGGTGGCGCCTGCCATGAGGTGGTTGTAGACCAGATCGTCCGGCAACCGTCGAGCGGCGGCGCCGCGATCTCGCGGAAGGCGGGTCAGTGCATCCAGGTCGTCATTTATCATGGCCTGCCGCGTAAACGCAACCAGTTCGCCGTAGGTATAGGCCTGCCCAGCTTCCTGCTCTTCGGCTCCAGTGGCGTACTTGTACTCATCGCCTTCCGGCACGAGTTTCAAGTTGTCCAACTCACTGATTCGCAACACGCGGAATTGTTTGAAATCGTTCACGCTTCCCTGGCGACACCATCGCGGCCAGGTAACTTCCTGCTCGTTGAAGCCAATTTGCAGCGACTTGTTCGCCACGTCGGCCAGCAAGAGCGGGAAATCTGACGTGGAGTGTCCGCCGGAAAAGCCGAGCCGAACTTGACGCTGCATCAGCTCGTCGATGGTCAAACCTTCTACCTTTTCGCCTCGCCGTTGCAGGCATGTGCGCAACAGGTCGGAAAGGCGCATACCACGGAAGTTGCGAGCGGTGCTGCATCGCTGCTCACCGAAGCTATTTGCGACGTCCGGGAACGCACGCAGTACGATGCCGTCCGTGCAGGCCGTGGAGAACTTGTCCGACGCATCGCCGCCGGGCACATGCTGAATGCGCGACGTGTCGATGTCGCTGTGTGTGTCGAGGGTCGCTTGCTGCTTTTCGTGGGAGGCCTTGAGCAGAACCTTGCACGCCTGGGCGTAGCCCATGTCCACGTCGGCAACCAACTTCTTGCCCTCTTCCTGCAAGCCAAGCTGCTCGGCTGCCGTCGTGATGTCCAGAATGCGTGCGTTCTCTTCGGCTCGCATTTCGGCCCTGAGCTTCTCTTCATCCACGCTCGGCTTGGCGGGCTTACTCGTCGGCCCGGCCGCACTCAGCGCCTGCTCTTCCGGCTTTTCTACGACGGCAGCGGCGCCGTCCTTCTTTGAATCTGCCATCGTTGGCTCCTTTTCGTTTGACGGTGCGGCATGATTTGCTGAAAACATCGCGTCGGTGGCTGCGCCCTCGTCGACGATGTCGAATGAAAACAGGACGTCGAGACGCGGCATTGGCGGCAGGGGGTTGCCCTCGGCGTCCACCTGTAAGTCGCCGTTTGCATCCAGTCGATAGTCAAGCGTCTTGGGTCGAAAATGGATTGACGGGCTGAATGCGCCTGGATCCTCGTCAGACTGTTCAAGCATGTAATCGTAGAGATTGCCCACTGGTGACTTGGCGGACGCTTTCGACAGGTGCAGGTCCGCCCGCACGGCGTCGTCTTCGATGCGGAATTGCTTGCCTCGGCCGATGAATGTTCCGACGCCCTCGCCGCGCTCTCGCGGGTGGTCGAAGTGGACCTTCAAGCCGAACTTCTGAGCATTGCCCGCATCTACGACTTCCCGCATGAATTGATCGTCGATCTCCATGCGGCCATCGATAGTCTCTCCGCGCTTGAGCACTTGGACGCCACGCAGGATGCCTGATTCGCGATCGACATTACCTTCCGCCAGCGGAGGCTGATCGCCGACCTTGGCTCGCAGCATCGGCTCCCTGGCCCACTCGGGCATGTCAGGCGGCGACACGGATTTTATAGCGATCGTTGTGGGCATATTTCGTCCTTACGGCGTCGGGTCCACGAGCACGCGCATTTGCAAGGCCGCGGCGGCTCCGCTTGCGTTGGTCACAAACAGTGACGTGATGTCGACCGTGATCGGGTTGGCAATGCCCATCGACTCATGCCACACCCAAGGCACGTTGGCGCCGAGCGTAAACGTGTAGTCGGGCACGGTGCCGCTGTTGGTCTCGACCGTGACGGCCTTGTCTGACACGAGCATTAAAAACTTAACTTCGGACACGTCGATCGTGCCGGGGTCGATCGCAACGTCGGTTTGCCCATCGGACACTGATTCATCGAGTTCAATCGACATGGCGGCGGTGATGTCCACCGACGTGGCAATCCGTTCTCCGTCCAGCACTGTCGTCGTTTGGAATGTGACCGTCTTTGCCATCAGTTCACCGTGATCCTTGTTGCCAAGCCGTTTCCGTTGAGCCGGCTGACGCCATTCTTCTGTGATTTTGGATTTGTTTGGCCGTCGTCTTCGCTATCGTCCTGGCCGATTTCCGCGATGGGCAGCACCGTGCTCGGTGCGACCAGCCATTGCAGGCCGGCACTGCGAATCAGCCCCTCTTCGGTCGACAACTCTTTCACCACGTCGGCGAAGTCGCGGCCGTAGAACTCGCTGCATACCCGCGTCCTGGTGTCGACGCCAATGGCGATACCGAGCGCTGCGGCTTGAAGGTCTTTCAGTGGATCGTGGAAGCCACGGGCATGGCCGCGCCACTCGACGCGGGACAGCAGCCACCAAGTTTCCGGGTCAGAGAACGCGGCGCTGGCCGTTATGATCCGCGGATCGAACGACCCATAGAGGATCCCCGACCGCAACCAAAGCTCGTACATCTTGTCGAAGGCGAGACGTGCGAGGATGCCGCGATCGCGCTTTGTCGAACAGGTGTCGTCCACCCAGACGGCCTTGCTGGCTGAGAAGTGCGTATCGGTGTGGTCGCGGAATAGTGCTTCATACGAGAAGCCCGTCGCCGCAGACATGCCCCGCCGCTTGTTCTTCACGAAGTCGCCGTATTGCGGCCCGGGCGCCTTGTCGTCGACCGCACGCGGCTCTTCGCCCTTCAATAGATATTGGCGTCCGAGCGAGGGTATCTCTTCGAGGCGTTCAGTCTCGCTGTTGTCGTCCGCACGATTCGCTTGCTTCATCCCGGCCATGCGAGCTTTGGCGTGCTCGCTGATGATGTAGTGCAATCGACTGGACGCGGCTTGCGCGCGGTTGGTTTCCGATTCGTCGTATCCCTGCAACGAATGGATGTCTTGCAGCACGGGAGAAGCTATCGGCCGGCCGCACAACTCGCCGAACCGGCCCGGGATGAACGCATAGATGCACTCGTCAGCCGGAAGCCGGCGAGACAGAAACGACGTGCGGAAGCCGGACGAGATACGATCGTCCTGCACATGGAACGCGACCGGCGCGTTGGTGTCCTTCGACAGTTCGATGCCGTTGTAGATTTCGTTGCCGGTCGCACGATTCAGGCCACTGCCGTACAGGTGGTCAACCTCGATGCCATAGAACTGGATCGGGACAGGCCCGCTACCTGGTTGGATTCGCACATGGATCAAGCCGGCCCCGGTCTCGATCACCTCATGGTAGAACTGCTCCATGACGGTGTATCCGTCGCCGACGCCGCGAGCATCCAAGGTTGCGACGCTCCGATTCCAAAGTTGCTCGGTCGCATCGTTGAAGTTGGTCCGCAGGTCGCCCTTCTTGTTCTTCGCGCGGGGATTTGGCTTGAGCGCCGCCCCCAGCACATGATTCTTGCGGGCCAGCATGTTTGCCGCGCCGAACGCCGTGTTGATGGTGATGTCGCGAGAACGGGCACGGATCAGGTCGCGCTTGTCGAACGCCTCTTCGGCCGCGTGGCGATTCTTGGGCACCCAATTCTGATTCGGGCCGCTCTGCTGTCCTGCACGCGCAGACAGCAACTCGGTCGCGTCCCCGTTGAGTAGGGCCGCGTACCGAAGGGCCTTGCGGAATCGATTCCATTTGGTTCTAAGGCTCATCGCGAAACACCGTGCGGACCATGCCAGCAGATTCCAGATCGCTGACGGCGATGCTGTCGTCCAGCGATTTCAGATCGGCACGGAGATCGCGCAGATAGTCGCGAAGCGTGGTGGTGTCGACGCGCATCTGCCCGCTCTCAAGCGTTGCGGACATGCGTTGCGACACTTCGGCGATGTGGCTGCGAAGCGCCGTCTCTCTGGCGGCGTCAGTCGCCTCGGTCATCCAACTCGCGTAGCTCCATGTCATGCGGAGAGATACGCAGTTTCGGAAATGATCTTCAAGGCGGTGTTACCGTTGAAGGTAACGGCTTACCGTGTAAGGTAAACTATTCGTCTTTTTCTGCTCGCCCGAAATACTTCGGCCCCTCTCGCCATCCGAATGTTTCGCGCACGAGGACCGTGACGTGCTTGTATCGCTGGTCGCAGTCCCGGCAACGCCGGTAGCGGACGATGCGCCGCTCGTAGATGAGTCCCTCTCCGTTTTTGCGCACGAGGGTCTTACTGGCTATGTGCTCGGTGTTGCAATTGCGGCAGCCGTCGATCGTTTGGTGGAATTGCCAGATTTCCAGACCCTGTCGCTCGCCAACACGGGGGGCCTCATCCTGCGGAACCATCTTTTCCGGTTGCGGCGGCGTGTCCGTGCCATCGAGGCCCGCCGTCGCCGCCTTCGGCTTCGGGGGGACCATTGTCGTGCGTCCGTGCTTGTGCTTGCTCATTCTGAAAAATCCCATCCTTCCCAGGTCAATGCCTGCATGGTGGCCAGCGCCACGACGTTGATGTCCCAATAGTGGTTGTCCGCCCGCGTCCTGCGCCAGACGTGCTTGTATCGTCCCAGCGGCGTGATCTTGCGTTCGCGGCGCTCGGCCGTCAGTTGACGAGCAAAGTCGATTTCACAGTTCTCGTGCAACCGCCAGCAATGTGGCTCGTCGGTCAACGGGTTGCTCACGATGTCGGTGAGGCGGTCCTTGAAGACGTCCACCTGGATACGCAGAAGCTCTAATTCCCCCTCGCCATCGATCTTCGACCAGGAAATGCTCTTGGCGGATTGCCCCTCGGTCCCCTTGAACGGGATGAATGAGCTTGTCGGGGAGTCATTCATCACCGAGCAGAACTCATACACTTCTGACGTGCGAAAACCGGAGTCAATGACGCAATGCGTCGGTCCGAACTTCTGATTGCCCGGACCAGTGAATTGCAAATTGCACAGCATTTCAATATTCGATAGCTCGCCGCGCATTTGCCCGTAGCGAAGTTGGTAGATGCGATTGCCCTTGCAGAACGCGAAGATTTCATACCAGAGCGACGCCTCCTGCACATCGACCACGATGACGCACGCCACCGGCTCATGCTTACAGGTGTCCGCCGGGTATTGGTGCGGCGTGCCGACGTGGCGGTGCTTGAGCACCTGCGATTCGTGCAATTGCTTCCCCTTGGGCGAGAACGTCCGGGCCAGCCACGAGTTGACGAAGTTCTGCAACCGAAGCGGATCGGCATGCGCCTTGGCCCACTCCCGGGCGATTTCCGGCCATGTGACCTTGAGGCTGTATAGGCTGCTAAGTGTGAAGCCCGCATGCGTTGACCGCGGCGGCGCCGGACTGTCTGGGTCGATCGGCACGAGCATGCCGTGCTCGTCGATCTTCTCGTGGGCGCACACCCACCGGCCCCGGCGGGCGATACCGATCTTGTGCCAGTCCTCGATGTGCTTCTCACAGTGCAGGCACGGATAGTACACTTTCTCGGCACACACTTCGGGCGAGGCAAGCCTGCCCATGCCGTCGTGCGGCAGCACCAGTTGCTCAAACTCGAATGTCTGATACCGGCCGCAATGCGGGCACGGCACCCAATAGCGCCGATCGTCGCTGTTCTGGATGCACTTCTCGATGCGTGACGTGTGCGTGAGCGATGGCGTGCCGGAGTTGATGATCTTCCAGTCGATGAAATCTTTCTTGCGTTCCTCAATCAGATAGAACGGGTCCGCCTCCTGGCTCACATTGGTCGACCACTTGTCGGCCTCATCGCGGAAAATGACACCGCAGGAACGCTCGGCCAACGACGACACCGAACCCGACCACCCGAAGAACACCTTCATGGCCCCCAAGTCAATTTCGAGATCGTTCTGCATATAGAGCGACTTGGGGAGCAGGAGATTTGTCGCCATCGTCGACCGGAGTACCGGGTAGATTTTGTTGACGCTGACGCGCCGGCAGAGTTCCTTGTCCGGCAAGCCAAAGAGAATCGAACGTGGCCGGTTGTTGGCGATGTAGCAGATCAGACAGACCTCGAAAGCCGTCTTGCCCAACTGCGTGCCCCACTGCGTCGAGATTTGCCGGATGTGCGGATCCGCGAACGCCTCGAACGGCCCACGCTGCCACGGGTACTCCGAGATGTTGAACAGGCCGGGTTGTGAAGTCGCGACGGCCGGGAAAAGCACGTTGTCACTACACCACTCGACGGGGTCCGCCTCGACGCTGGGGTCCAGGCACGCCAGCGATTGGTCGGAGAAACCCCAATAGCGTTCGGTCAGGTTGTCGGCGAGGGCTACCATCCGTAGATCATCACGGCCACCAGAGACGGCGCGAAAACCGCCAATATGTAGAGTGCGAATGGCAGCCAATTCAAAAAGACCTGACAAACGATTCCACGCTGGGACATGACGGGCTCAGAAGCGGTAGCTTGCTCGATTAGCAATGTTGCAGACTTGGTGGACACATCATAGTCGGTAATGATCGGTCCGGCTGGCAGCGGCGCATGCTCGCAGCACGCCGAGCACTGGCTGTAGCCGCTGCCTCTTGGACTCCGAACAATGAGGCCCCTCGCAAGGTAGAACAGTTCCGCACCACATATGCTACAGAACCTAGTATCAAAACCGACGCGCTTCCGGGGAACAGTCTGCGACACCGGCGGCGGTCCAGGCGGAGGGGGGTTGGGATTGTTCATGGCTGTAATCCCCGCGTTGCGAATTGCTTGGGCCGCTCGACGGAAGCCGGCAGAGCATTCGTCCACAGACACAATGCCAAGTTTGATCTTAGCCGCAGAAATGCTTCCGGGCGGTTGAATATCGCTTCCACCGATTGGCGGCTTCGGGCTGTCGCTGGCCGGATAGAAATGAATGACGTCACTTGACGCTTCAATTCTGAAGCTCGCAGGCGGCTTTGGCTGATAGCCACGGTCGGTCCGATTCAGGTTCTCATTGCCCATTGGTCAAACCTTCACTATGCCGGATAGCCATGCCTCAGAATATGCAACACCGTTTGCCACCATGTTCGTCGGCTGTACTCGTGACGGCATACCGAACCATCATTCAAGATTGGCCGATGGCGATGCCGTCGCCACTGCCAAAGCCAGGGCGGTCCCCGAAACAGGCCGACGCGAGGCGCAAAGAAATACTTCCAGCAAAGGATCATCCCTTCTCTGTGAGACCCGGTCCCACATGGCGGCCTGTCATTGCCCATCACCAAGTACTCCCGTCACCTTCGCCCGCACGTCCTCAATCCACCGCTCGCCCGCCTTGATGATCTTCTCCCGGTCCTTCTGGCAGGCCAGTTCCGCACAATGAGCCGGGAACGCATCCACCGCTTCCATCAGGCTCGACATCGCGTCGTCCATCCAGCCCGGCCCTTCGCCACGATCGGCCCGCAGGCCCGCCAGCAACCTTCGAATCGTCCGCAGCGTCGTGTTGATGTGGTCCTGGACATCGTTCTTCACGTCGATGCGATGGTCCGGCGGCACCAGCAACGCGCACTTGCCCGGGATCGCTTCCAACAGCAGCCGCAGCGTCGTCAACGCCTGCATGACCGCACGCTCGACGTCGTCCCGCTTGGCGTACTCGCCACGCTTCTCGGCCAACCGCAGCTTCAAAAGCTCCGTTTCCAGGGCGTGCTTCTCGGCCGTAGCCGACGGCGCCGCCCCTTCCACCGGACGCCGGCCCTGTCGCCACTTGCCCGACTCCTTGATCCAGTCGCCGATCTTCACCAGATCGTAGCCGTGCCGGTTCTTTCCCGGGCAGCCGTCCGTAAACCAGTTCTGCATCATCGGATTCGAGCGGCCGTACACCAGCGCCACCTCGTCCAACGATGAAACGTAGATCGGATCGGCTTTCGCCTTTTTGCGTACCTTCGTCATAAAAAGAAATACAATTCATCATTTTGTACCCAGACAATTATACCCAAGTAGCGTACACGGCAACAGTAAATTGACAAATCGACGCGCCGATGGTACAGGTCTCCAACCAGCCCAGCCCAGCCCAAAAATATTTCAATCGCTTTTTTTGCCCCCTTTCGTCGTATTGCGCCGCCGCGAGCAC